ATTCAGAAGTAGTCATTGCTGCTTCCCCACGGATTTCCCTTTGTGTATTTATATCATAATACTCTTCGTTATCTTGATTTTGAATATCAACAATAAGCTGCTTTAATGACGTAAAATTGTCTTCTTTATCAGAATCGTATTTATTCTTGTCTAATTCATTTGTTTTTACAGACTCTATTTTGCTAGTTTTATAGTCCGCTCTAGGCCTCGAAAACACACATCCATACGACCTTGGATCTTTTTCATCAGATTGAATGGTGCTTGGGTTATTAACTTTATCTGAACGTATATTTTCAGCTGTATCATTCTTCACATCAAATCGTGTAAAGAACGTGTCATTTGATTCTGGAATCATTGGAGGTTTGAGAATATACAATTCGTTATTTACCTCATATTCTATCATGTCAAATGGCTTAAAACTACCAATGCACAGGAAGGTATTTAGTGTTTCCAAGATGGTCGTTTTTCCACTCCCATTT